AACTACTTGTGTACCACTTGAATTTTCTTGTGTCATAAAATTATTATTTAAAGTTGTTTGTATTCTTCCATTGTTCCATTTCCGGCAACACGTATCATCAAAGATTTATCTTTGCTAACCACGAGGTTTATTACTTGCGACATGGTAGGTATAAGATCGTTCACACTTTCCCGATTATCAATGAAAATGGGTGCTGTGATACCTACAGATCGACATATAGCGTTTATTATATCCAGCCCAGCATTGATTTTTGAAGCATTGTTTACATCGGCAAACGGCACACCATCTACAGAGCAAAAGCAGGTTATAGCCTCATTCCCATTCAACTTTTCGCTAATAAACGAGAACTTAACCAAAGAGAACATTCCGTTAATACGTTCCATCAACTTGTTGTCTTTTTCTTTCTGGAAGTCTTGTACCAAAAACTCCAAACGTTCTTGTTCTGCCAGAGCTTCATTGTTTTTATCTCTTCTATCCTCCAGATCCTCAATAACTTTATTGGAACGTTCTATAGTATCACGTTTACCCAGCTTCTTATTCAGCTCATCTATAGCCTCAGAAAGAATAGCCTTAGCTTCTTTCAACTCTGTTGTGTCTATAGGTTTGGCTTCTGCCTTTAACTGGTTTTCAAGATCTACGATTTCATTACTGAGAGAAAGCCAGGTAGGATCGGAAAGAATGATCTTTTGTGTATCTTGTTCTTCCGGCATATTCCCTTTACATTCATTGATATTATGCACCAATATTTCTTTCTCGTTACTCAACTGAGTTATAGCAGCTTGAATAATTGAACACTGCTTTTTAAGCTCTTCAACTTTTGCAGCTTTTTCCTTGCCTTCATTTTGCACTGCTTTCAGTCGGTTTGCCTTGTTGAGATTAAAGTTGTCCTGTAATTCTTGTTGCTTGGCTTGAATATCTTCTACCTCCAACTCTCTTTTACAAGTCGGGCAAATAAAAGCTCCTTCCGGGTACTGTAACGTTTCCGCATCTATGGCATAGAACTTACCTCTCAATACTTCCAAATCATTATTTAGAGCTTCGATAGTAGCTTTGATACGAGAATGATCCTCTTGTTTACGGGATATTTCAGCATCCTTGCTTTTAACTTGATATTCCAGCTTTGAAATATTATCCAGTACGTCATGGTAGGATTTATTGGCATTTTGTCTTATCTCATTTTCTCTTTGCGACTTGGCAAGTTTTTTGTTCCCGATTTGCTTTTGCAACTCAGATTTGGCTTTGAACTCTGCTTCTATCTGTTTGCTTTTATCGGCTAACTGGCTATCAATATCTTTAATTTTCTCTTTTTTGTCGGCTATTTCCTTCTCCAAAACCGCCCAGTCCTCACTTTCAGGCATTGCATCACGTACCGAATCAATTCTACCAGGAATACCCTTTAACTCATCTTTGATAGCTGATTTCTTAGAGGCTATTTCTTTTGCTAATTGCTCTAAGGTTCTGCCTGAAATAAGACTAATCAGCTCTTGAAACTTTGGATTGATATTGGCTACTTCCTCATTCGTAACGTTACCAGCCATTTCAAGCAACATAGCTTTCTGATCTTGCGCCTTCATGGTCGGGAAATATAATGGGTTAGTAATCATTCTAAAAACATCTTCCGGCAAGATCGCTGCTACTTCCGCATCATACTCCTTTTTCGTTTTGAGTTTTACACCATTCAAATAAAACTCTGTAGCATGGTTTTGAAGGACACCAGCGTTTACACCACTTCCCCATTTTTCAACATAGTTACGTTGCAGTTCAACATCTCTACCATTGATAGACAATACACCAGTTACGCTATGTACAAGGTGTAAGATTGGTTTTCCATCTTCTCCCAACGTTTTAATGTTAAAGTTGGTATCAGCCCTATTCGTGCTGTCCTTCCCAAATAACAGCCACAAGAACGCATCTTGAAGCGTTGTCTTTCCTGTGCCATTTCCACCACAGATAAAGGTATTTTTATCTGTAAACTCTACTGTTAGATCTTGAATTTTCTTGAAATTCTTTAGGATCAATTTCTTTAAGAATACTTCTTTCATAATTTGTTTATATAAGTGTCTATTTTCTCTGTCTTTTCGATAGTTAATAATTCAGCTCTGGAGTATAGTATTTTGGAGCGTTTCTCTGCCCCATTCCTTGTAGGGTGTACAAGTTGCTGGCGTACCCACCGTTTTACACGAGCCTCACCGAATGATTTATAAGCCTCCCTTTGGGAAATAAGATCTTTTGCCGGAAATACCATTTTTGCATAATTGGCAGCTCCAAGCTCAGCCATATCTTTACAGAGATTTTTAAGCTCGTATAGCTCCAGTACAATACCCATTATCTACATTTCCTTTTCCGTAATCTTTTAGCCCTCAACATTTTTCTGAAATAGTGCTGTACGCTTTCTGTATTGTACTGGTTATCTGTATAAAGTACATAGAACATCAGGAAGCACATAGCCGTAAATAGAAGTTGGTGCGAAGCTGAGAACGCAATAGCACATACCAGGCAAGTAACCCCTAAAGCACCGAATATGGAGCAACCAACCAAATTTAAAAACGTGTCCGAACTCATATCAATGTTGCATTATTGTTATTTGAATAAGTTGTTTTGCATAGCATACCGCATAAACTCAGGGAACGAGTGTACACCGACTTTTCTAAAACTGTTTTTTCGGTGATTATTAACGGTATTCAAAGAGATAAATAATTTGTCTGCTATTTCTGAATCTGATTTGCCTTCATAAAGCAGCCTCATCACTTCAAGCTGTCTATCTGATAGCTTTGAATTAAATTTGGGGGCGCAAATGATCTTATCGCTTTTACACTCGCCACGTAGAGGACACCCGACAAATTCAAAACGGAAATTCCAGTTCTCATCAATATCTATCACATTATCGTATAGACCAAAGTTGCACTTTATAAATCTCCGTACAGCCAAAAAATCACGGTAACGCTTATTTTCAGAACTCTTTGAGTAAATTTCCATTAAAGCCGTATAAGCCTCAGTATAAAATTCTCTCAGTATTTCCAAGAAAGCCTGGATAAACTCAGTATCACTTTCTCTAAGTTGCCTTTCCGCTTCACCTAAAGGACGCATAGTAACTTCGCCTTCTGGTGTGGTGTAAAATTCGATAGGTTTCATATTACGATGCTTCAGGGAATAAATACTTAGCAGGAACTTTAAACTCTTTCTCTAAAACAGATTGCGCCAACGCATCCGGCTTTTGTGTTCCAGCGATCCAACACCGCACGGTTTTTACGGACTTCTTAGTAATCTTAGCCACCTTTTCTACAAATTCAGTTTTAGGAGCTTTGATACTACTTCTTTCGGGCAAATTCTTATACATTTGCGTAAAAGTAGGATAGTCTTTTTCTGTTAATTCGCTCATTTTCATTTGAAATATTATCACTCCTATAGGTTATTTTGCCTATATTTGTGGTGTTATTACTTTTATTACGTTGCAAATATATGTAACATTGGTAATATTACCAAATAAATATCGTAATATTTTAGTAATATTTCAAGGAATATTATCATGTTATATTTTAAAAAGTCAATAAATGATTGATTTAAAAAGACTTAGGAAAGAAAAAGGAATCACACAGAAAGAATTAGCTCAACTTCTTTCATGTGGGCAGAGCTTTATTGCCAACGTAGAGAATGGCAGAAGGGATTTACCACCCGTCAAAATTGAAATATTAGAAAGGAAATTTGGTAATATTTGCAGTTATATTACCAATAATATAGAAGAGATAAAGCCAATAGAAAATAAGCCTAAAACCATTGCGCCAAAACAACATTCACAGACTGAAAAAATGGAAGTATCTACAGATATTCTGTTTGCTGGTGCAGACGCTTTTTCCAGGCAGCTAATACAGCTAATGAACGAGAAGCTGATAGCACCCTATTCTATGATTACCGAGAAAGAAAAAGAGATAGAACGGTTAAATAGAGAAATAGGTCGCCTCGAAGCATTGTTAGAGGTAAGCAAAAAAATGAATGCCCAGCAGGAAGATGTTGCAAAATGTGCAGATGCCGTATAGTATTTGGCTTTAAACAGATTAAATATTAGAGTATGGAAGATTATAGCAAACTTGTAATAGAATTGTACAGAGAGCAATTCTTGGCTTATACAGTAGGTTTACCCGTAAACGTAGATAGCATTTTCAGTGTTCAAGATTGCCTTCTTAAAGCGATTGATAAAGCAAAGGTTAATAATGAGCCTACAGATTACCTGGTGAATTTGAAAAATGAAGTTGATTTTTTGAAGTACCAAATTCTAAGATAATGAATAATGCAGAAGCTAACAGACCTATTGCAAACCGTTTCTTTGAAGCCTTTGATGCTCTTGTGGCAATGGGTAAGATAAAAAGCGTGAGAAGCTATTGTGATCCCAACGGTGTAGATAGGCGAAATATGGAGTTACTTCGTAAAGATCCTACACGAAACTTACTACAACCATTTTGGCTGGTTCCTTTGATTACTGAATATGGTGTTAGCGCAAAATGGCTTCTTACTGGAAAAGGTAAGATGTTAGAAAAATAAAGCGATACTTTAAACAGTG